CGATCCGGGCCCGCGCGTCCCGTTGCGTCGCCACCTGCCCGCAGTACGCCGCGAGGTCCGGGCCCGCGATCCGGGCCGGCTCATGATGTGCGCCTATGACTTCATCCCATACGCCGGCGGCCGCCGGGTCCAGGTAGTCCGGAGCCGGGAACTTGGGCCCCGCCGGTTCCGCAGCTGCCGCCCGCCGCGCCGACGTCGCCGCGGTCCGGGCCGCTTTCCCCGCTGCCGGCGTCACCACCAGGACCACCACGGCGTCCGCACCGTCTTTACCTTGAGCTTGAGCCGAGGGAACCGGGCCCGTCCCCAGGCCCGGACGCCGGCCCGGTTCAGCTTTTGGAGGACTTCCAGCGTCCCAGTATCAAGCCCGCCCCGGCCGCGGCGCGCCAGCATGATGCCCCGGCGCATATGCCGAGCGTTCCGGGTACTAATCCACATACGGCACCCCCCGCGCCGGGCCCGGCAGCAGCGCGACGTCCGCGCGCGTCAATTCCGCCGCCGAGACGAAAGCGTCCAGAATAGGCCCGTACCTATCCCGGTAGAGCCGGGTCAGTTCCCGGCCCGCTGCCGTCAGCGCCCGGCCGAAGTCATACCGCGCCAGCCAGGCACGGCCGCCGGCCGATTCCGAGAGGCCCCGGCGCATGTAAAGTTCAGCCAGTCGAGGCTGCCCGGTTCTTAGTGCCGCTTCCGCGCGGCGCACGTACTCAGTCATTGCCCACCCCCGCCCGAACGGTTCCCATTTGGAGCCGTCCCCTAGTTGCTTGAACGGCCGAGCCCGTAGGGTCAAGCCGCTTGAGTGCCGGCGCGCCGGTATTGGGAGCCCAACCCGGCTTTATGCCGTCGAACAGTTCATCGACAATGGCCTCGTACCACCGGCAGCGGTCCGGATCATCCGAGAAATAGAACAGTTCTAGCCGCTTGTTTTCGTTCAAGTTGGCCGTCGAACTGATGCTAAAAAAGTGTTCGCCGTTGGAAATCGTCACGAATTTAGCGTGGGTCCGGGTAGTCCGTATGTTCGCTTCCCCGAATACGTCCATAAGGGTCACGGCGTACTCACGTACGCCCGCTAGTTTGTTGAACCCGACGTCGAGCACGAGCCGAAAGCTTCTAATGTTGCCGGTATCAATGAACCGGTTCATTACTTCCGCGTCGTAGAGGCCGGCGGACCAAGTGCAGATTGAGACATCGGCCGGGCCGGTCCGTTCCAGCAGCACCACGATGGCGTCCAATAGGGAAAATTCCCCGTTGGTCATTACTTCATAGTCAGTGCCGGCCGTGAACGGCTCAAGTGCGATACGCGCCGAGTTGGTCCGCAGGAACCTATGCCGCCGCTTGTTCCGAGCTACCGCCCGGCCGCGGACGCCGGACACGGCCGGCGCAGGTTCTTCCACCAGTTCCAGGTCGTCGCCGGTCCGGAACCGTTGAAGCTGCCCGCCGAAGTCCGTTTTTATTGGTCCCGCCATGTTCCACCCCTTGAGTATCTGCCGCGTGCTTACGTCTCAATTTTACCGGCGAACGTCTATATTCTTTAGACGAATCGCCTAAAAAACCGGTTCATTATCCCCGCCCGGAACCGCCCACGGATCAGCGCCGGCCGGCTGCCCGGAGCCCGAAGCCGGCGAACTTGGGCCGGGCCCGTTGTTCCAGGTCCCGCCCCAATCCCCGCCCGCGGCCGCCGGCTGCCCGGCCGGCTGCCCGTTGGACTTTTGCGCCCGCCGGACTTGAGCCGTTGCGTACCTCAAGGACGGCCCGACTTCTTCCACGTCCAGTTCCAGAACGGTTCTTTTGTCCCCGTCTTTCGTTTCAAAGGTCCGCGACTTGAGCCGGCCCGAGACGATCACCCGCATCCCTTTACGGAGCGATTCCGCGACGTATTCCGCCGCTTCCCGCCAGACCCCGCACGGCAAAAACATCGTTTCGCCGTCCCGCCATTCATTAGCCGACTTATCGAACTGCCGCGGAGTCGAGGCAACCGTAAAGTTACAGACCGCCAGCCCGGACGGCGTAAACCGCAATTCAGGATCCGCGGTTAGGTTCCCGATAACCGTTATGCCCGTTTCGCCGGCCACTACTCAGCCCCCGCCGTCCGGGCCCGCTCAATCGCCGCCGCTTCCGAAGCTTCCGCCGCTTCCGCCGCGGCGTCTTCCGCGTCCGCGTCCGCGTCCCACCCGTCCGCTATCTGCCGCAGGATGCACGCCGCCCCGCGCTTAGTCAGCCCATGCGACCAGGAGTCCGCCACTAGCCGGTCTTCATACACCGGATGCTGAAACAGCACCACGCCGGCGAGCGATTCCGTAGCGTCTATGGACCGGCAGACGTGCCCCGGTTCCCCATGTTCCGGCCCGTCATGTTCCGGGCCCATGCCGTCGCTTTCAATACCCATTATTTGACCCACCCTTGTTCAATGTCCGCAGCGGCCCAGAGCTTATCGAGCCGCCGCCGTTCCGTGTTGGTTAGTAGCACAGCCCGGTCATATACCGAGAGCACGCGGGCCGCCGGCGCGGTCCAAGTTTCCAAACTATCCTCGGTGGACCGGCTCAAGTCCCCCACCGGTTCCACCCGGTACAGGTCACCCCGGCCATAGAGCGACGCGTGAAATTTTGCGTACAGCCGGACCGGCGTGAAATAGACCGCTTCCGTTTGGAGCGCCGGCCCGTCCATCCCCAGGAACGCGCCGCCGGCTGCCCGAGCCTCACACCACGGACACCCGTCGACAGGATGCCGCTCAAACCCCGGCAGCAGCAGGTCCCCCGGCCTCAAGTCCGGCACGCCGCCATGATAGAAAAACGGCACCTAGTCCCCCGCTTCCCGGCCGCCGGTCAGCCGGCCCATGTAGTCAATTTGACCCAAGTGTGTCAACCAGCCCGGAACGGTCCGAACCGGCATACCCAGGTCGTGAGCGAGCCGGCACAGGATGGACGCGCCCCGGCTGCCGCCGGATGCCGGCAGCAGCGCCACGCCGTCCGCTTCCAGCAGGAGCAGGAGCCCGGCCCGCATCCAGGCCGCCCAGTGCGCCGGCCCGCCCGGTTCCGGGCCCGGTTCCAGCAGCACCACCGCGCCGGCACCTATCAACTTGCCCGCGTCCGCCTTGACCGGACCCGGCCCGATAAGCAGCAGCACCGCCCGGCCGTCTAATTCCCGGCCGCTATCGTCCCCGGAATTTAGACGACCGGAGCACGCCGAAGCGCCCGTCATGTTGCCGAAAATTCCGGCAACGGAGCCGGCAGCGCGGCAAGTTGGATTATCCCCACGGCGACGCGTTCCGCGAGGTCCGCCGGCAGAGGTTCATCGGTGCCGGCGTCCACATCGACGCACACCCCGTCCTCGTCGGACCAGACCGGCGTAAGGACCACCCGCCGGCCGGCCTCAGATATGACACGTTCCGGACCGACAGCGAAGCCGTCCGAAACGATAGACCAAGCCGACATTTATAAGCCCCTTTCACGTGACCCCCAGCGCGTCTACGTTTTATAGACTAAACGCAAGATTATCGCCAAACGACCATATCCCATAGACGTAACCCGACTTTTTTTCTATCCCGTCGTTCCGATAGAATCACTGCCCGCCGAATACGCCGGCAACGCGGCATGCACCGGCCGCGAGGCCCCGCAAGCCGGGTTACCGCAGACTATCGCCATACGCTCAGGAACCACCCACAACGACGGCACACCGCACGCCGCACAAGGCTCCACCAGCGCAAACGGCCGCGACCGTTCCCCGAAAATCCAGCCGGCCCGCCGCTCAAGACGCCAGGCCCCGGCCGAGACGTCATCGCCCAGCCCCGGACTTTCCGAGTACACCGCGCCCAGGCTGCCGGCCAGGAACAGGAGCCCGGACCGGACCCGAGCCGCCCCGCCGTCGCCGGTCCGCACCGTCCAATTGCCCGCCCCGGACCCGAGCCGAAGCGTGCCCCGGACCAGCGGCAACCAGTCCGCCAGGAACCGGTCAATATCCGCCAGCGTGTCCAGCACGTCCACCCGAACCGGCAACCGCGGCCCGGCCGCCGGCCGGCTGCCGCCCGCAGTGTCCGGCCGGCCCGCGCTATCGGCCGCCAACATGGCCCGCAGCTCCACATATCGGCCGGCCAGTGTTTCCAGCCGGCCCACGGTCCGCGCGATATGCGCCGCGAGCAGCCGCGCCCGGTCCGCTTCCCAGTCCGCCGAGTAGTCGCCCATTAGTCCCCGTCCCCGTCCGAGTCCAGCGAGACGCCGGCCAGCAGTTCCCGCAACCGTCCGGGATTAGCCGCCGGCAGCGCCCCGCGCTCCACCCCGGCCGCCGCGCAAGCCGCCGCGTCCGCGTCCGCTTCCGTTGCCCCGTCCCCGAGCGCCAGCATGTAGACCCGCCCGAACGCCAGATCCTCCACCGGGTCCAGCGGCACCGGTGGAGCCGGCGGCCGGCGGTTCCCTATCCGGTCCGCCCGGAGCTTCCGCACTTCCCGCAGCACGTCGCCCGGCTTGACGTACGCCACCCGGTCCGGCTGCCGCGCCAGGGCCCGGCACGCTTCCACCGCGTCCGCGTACCGGACGCCCCACAGCGCGTCGCGCCAGACAGCCGCCTGGCCGGTCATAGCCGGCAGGAGCCCGGCCCGGTTCAGGTAAGCCACGACCAGCGCGGCGTGTTCTTCCGTCATGAGTACCCCGCGCCGGCTCACAGCAGCGCCCCCAGGTCCAGGACTTGCGCCAACGGCTTATTGAGCCGGGCCCGGATCAATGGCAGGTAGTCCGGCGACCGCTCCACCCCGATAACCCGGAAGTGTTCCAGGACGGCCGCCTCAACCGTCGAGCCGGACCCGGCGAACGGGTCCAGGATCACCCCGCCCGGCGGCGTCACCAGCCGGCAAAGCCACCGCATCAACTCAAGAGGCTTGACAGTCGGATGGCTAACGCCGTTGACGACCGGCCGTTCTTCCGTGGACGCTTTCGCTTCATAGCGGAACGTTGGAAAGAACTTGCCCGGAGCTTCCCCCGGTGCCTGCCGGTCCAGTTCCGCCGCCTGCCATTCATCAACCAGGACATTGAGAGGCCAGCGGCCCACCACCTGCCGGCCGTGTTCGGTTCCCGCAGCTGCCGGGTTATTGTGCCGGACGTCTTCCCCGGTCCGGCAACCCTCAATATTGAACGCCCCGGTTCCAAACATGTTGACGTTGGACGTTATGGAGCCAACCACGTTTTTACGCGCCACGATAACCGGCTCGTACGCCGGCTTTAGCGCCGTACCCCAGCCGCCCGAACTGGCATAGTTCCGATCCTTCCGCAGTGTCTCAAGGAACGCGTCGTCGCCCTCAGAGCCGCCCCAATCGTCCGGCCGTTCATTGGCCCCGAGGTCCGCGACGAGTTGGTCCATATCGTCCCCGAAGCCCAATAGGTTCTTGAGTATCGCCCACTGACGGACCGAGGGAACCGCCGGCTGGGATGCTTGCGACGTCCAATGTCCGGCCATTCCGTTAGTCTTGAAAATTTCGTCAATTTGCCGGTTAGTCCAGCCGGCCGCGTCCCGCGCGTCCCGCAGGTACCGGGTAACCCGGTAGACGTCAGGAGACGCCGCCGTCGCCGGACGTTCCCCGGCCAGGTACCGGCCCATAGCTTCCGTAACGTCTTTCGATTTAGGGAACCCGGACCCGTAGGCCCACATCACGACGTCCCGGACGTCGAAGCCGGCCAGCCGTAGCCCAAGGGTCATAAGGTCTTGAGTCCGGGCCCCGGCGAACACCAGCGCGTGCCCGCCCGGCTTGAGGACCCGCAGCGCTTCATCCCACACGGCGACCGGAGGCACGAAAGCGTCCCAGGGCCGGCCCATAAAGCCCCGACCTTCCGGGATATATTCCCGGTCACCGCCGACCCACGCCGTCAGCGTCTCAGCCACCAGGGCCCCGGACGTGTTGCCGAGCCCGTAGGGAGGATCAGTGACCACCGCGTCGACCGAGGCCGCCGGCAACTTACGCAGCACGTCCAGGCAATCGCCGGCGTACACCGTCGCCACATCATCCGCGAAATACGGGTCAAGCATCCGCGCCCCCTGCCGGTGCCGGGAACGCTTCCAGCGCGCCGGCGACCGCCGCCCGCCGTTCATCGTTGGCCCGAGCCTGCCGCAACTCAGCCGCGAGGATATCCCCGCCCCGGTCACGCCCGCCCGAGGCCGGCAACGGGTCATCGTCCCACCCGCCCCGGTTTAGCCAGGTAGTAGGGTGCGCCGTGAATTGGTCCACCCGGTTAGGGTCCGCCGCGTACCGGGAAGCGCCGGCGCAGATATGCGCCGGATCAGCGCCAGCCTTGACCGCACGAGCGAACGCGGCCGCCGCCTTGAGCCGGCCAACTTTCCGCGGGTACAGGTTCCAAAAGTACGAAAATGCCGGCGACTCAGAACCGGACTTGAGCGTTAAAGTATCTGACGGTTCTTCTAACGGTTCTTCTAACGGTTCTACGGACATCAGTGTCCGGCCATCGAGGACAGAGCTATGACCGGCCTCGCTGCCCCCAGTGTCCGGCCACCCGGCAGATTTAGCCCGGTCAGAATGTCCGGCCCGGTCATTTTGTCCCGGCATCATTACAAGGTCCCACACGACAGGCCGGACGTTCCGCGGGATATGTTCCGCGGCCCGTTGGTCACCCCGGCGGATAACGCCCCGTTCTTCCAGGGCCGCCAACTTGCGCCGGACCGTCCGGTCCGAGCACCGCCCGTAATGTGCAAGCGTCGCTTGCCCGGCCCGGCTGCCGGTGCCGTCTTTCGCGGCGTGATTAGCTATCCCAATGAGGATAAGAACCTCGGTGGCGTCCGCGACGTCGGCCGTGTTCAGGGCCCAGGCTACGGCCTCAATACTCATAGCTTCCCCACTTCTTCCAGAATGACGAAAACCCCCGGCGGCCGGCCGTCCGCGTACCGCTTCCGGGTCACCAGGTCCACGCAGACCGCGTCGTCGGTCCAGACGCCGGCCTCAGTCAGCGCGTCGAACACGGCGCGCGCCAGTTTGTCCAAGTCAGGCTTGACCCCCGGCAGCGCCGGCGCGGAAGCCTTGACCGTGCCCATGTTCCGGCCGGTGCCGTAATGGCCCCGCGGCCGCGGCAGGTAAAACCGCAGTTCAGCCGCGACCGGCCCGGAGTGAGCCGCAAAGTTCCCCCACCCCTGCCGGGCCCGCGCCGCGAGCAGGTACCGCCACGCGGCAAGCGCCGGGTTATCGTCGATCATCACGACGTTTCCCGTTTTGGAGTGCCGAAAGGCCCGCTTACTGCCTTGAGGCACCGGCACCCCGTCCACGTCGAGCAGCAGCAGCGGCCCCGTCACGGTTCACCGTCCAGGACTTGCCCGCCGGCCGTCTCTTTATTTTGGACGGATACGGCACGCCAGAGCAGCGCGAGCCGGCCGAACCTTGACCGCCCGACGTCGGCCGGCACGCGTTCCGCTTCCCCGTCCCGCACAAGTTCATTGCACCGGGTCCGTATGGATGAATCCGAGGCCGGAGGCCAGCCCAGCCGGACGGCGTATTTGCGATATAACGCGATTAGTTGGTCGTGGGTCACGCCGTCCGCCGCTTCCGGCGCAGCTGCCAGCAGCGCGGCAACGCGCCGGCGTACCGTCACAATCGACGGCCCGACGTCGGCCGCGGCAAGGTGAGAGGTTATAGGGTCCGTGTTCCGGACCGGCCCGCGTTCCATCACTTACCCC